TGTGGTTCAACTTCGTTCAACACTGCTCTCGGTTGCCTCGCAGGAGATAGCGTTACTACCGGAACTGACAACGTTGCTCTTGGTTACAACGCTGGTACCGCTCAGATCGCCGGATCTCAATCTGTATTCGTAGGGAGCGGTGCTGGTCAGAACACCAATGCCGGCGGAGTTACTGCCATCGGCTTCTGTGCTGCTCAGGCTAACACTTCAGGAGGTTGTGGCACCTACATCGGTTTTGTTGCCGGTCGGAATGCCACTGGCGCCTCCAACACTTACGTCGGGTCCTTGTCGGGCTGCGCTGCTTCTAACACCTCCGCTTGCGGAACCCTGCTTGGTTTCTGTGCGGGTTCTGCAATCACCAGTGGCAACGGTAACACATTCCTGGGTCATCAAACTGGCCGCTTTGTTACAACCGGGGGATTCAACGTTGCAATCGGTGTGGCGACATTCCAATCGGCAACCACGGGTTGTTGCAATGTGTCCATCGGTTGCGGTGCCCTTGGCGGTAACATCACAGGGTCAGGGTCTGTTGGTGTTGGTTCCAGGGCTCTTGGCAATACTACAGGTGCTGGAGTTAACGTTGCGATCGGGTGCGAGTCGGGAGTACAAACCACCGGTACTGGCAATTCCTATTTCGGGACCAACTCCGGTTGTGCCGTAACCACTGGTAACTGCAACACTCTTCTCGGGCGTAACTCTGGAACAGCTATTACGACTGGGTCTTGTAACACAGTTGTCGGATCTTTTGCAGGTTCAACTACTCTGAGCAACAATGTCGTTCTGGCTGACGGCGCTGGTACCATTCGCTTCCAGTCTAACCAAGACGGCGCCTGGTCACCTGACGGCACCAACTTCGGCACGATTGGTCAGTTCCTCGCCTCAAACGGCACCGTTGCTGCTCCCTCCTGGTGTACTCTGTCTCTTGCCTGTATCCCTTGCTCTGCCTTTACCGCCTCCGGTGATTTATTAGTTGGCACCGGATCATCTACCTATTCTGCCCTCCCCGTCGGCACAAACGGTCAAACGCTGGTGGTGGACACCACTTGCACTGCAACAGGTGGCCTTAAGTGGGGTTCAGGAGTTGCTGGCTATACCTGCGGCTCCGCAACCTTTAACACCGCATATGGTTGCCAAGCTGGTGATAGCGTCACCTCAGGCACCGATAACGTTACTCTCGGTTACAACGCTGGCACCGCGATTACGACAGGCAGTCAGAATGTTGTTATTGGCAGTGGAGCAGCTGTATCCTCAAACTCCGTTGGCGTAGTTACCATCGGATTCTGTTCCGGTCAAGCATTGACTACGGCCGGATGCGTTACTCACATTGGTTATGTCTCGGGTCGCAATTCTACCGGCCTGAACAACACTTATGTTGGTGCCCTGACTGGTTGCGCTGCTTCTAACACCTCTATCTGTGGCACCTTACTTGGCTTCTGTGCTGGTTCGGCTTTAACCACCGGCAACGGTAATAACTTTATCGGATTCCAAGCTGGCCGTAACGTTAACACGGGTGGTTTCAACGTTGCTATCGGCGCCGCCGCTTTCCAGACTGCTACCACCGCAGCCAACAACGTGGCTGTTGGTTGTGGCGCTCTTTCAAGTCTCTCCACTTCCTCAGGTAACACCGCTTTGGGTCACCGTGCGATGGTCAACGCTTCGACGGCGGCGAACAACGTTGCGGTTGGTTGCAACGCAGGTGAGCAACTCTCAACCGGATCGAACAACGTTTTAATTGGGGTCTGCGCCGGCGACACCATTACGACGGGCACTCAAAACACCTTCGTCGGTTCTGGCTCTGGTGGTTTGGTTGCTACTACCTCAGAGGGCAACACGGGTGTCGGTTTCAGTGCACTGGGCCAAGGTGTCACGTCGGGTGCTTACAACGTCGCTCTCGGTAACAACGCCGGTTTGTCAGTGACTTCCGGTGCTATTAACACCCTTGTCGGTTATTCTGCTGGCTCCGCTATCACAACTGGCGGCTCCAACACTCTGGTGGGTCGCTACGCCGGTACCGCCGCTCTGTCGAACAACGTCGTTCTCTCCGATGGCGCCGGCACTATCCGCTTCCAGTCTAACGCTTCAGGTGCTATCAGTCTGGGTACCGGCGGTTCTTACGGTACGGCGGGTCAGATTCTCGTCTCCGGTGGTTCTGGTGCTGCACCCACTTGGACTAGCTCTGGTGCAGCTGCTGCCAACTACGGATCTTTTGTTCGCACAACAACTCAAACAAACGCAGGTGGTGCCAGCGGTAACGCAGTTTCGTACGACACCACATCTTCGGCAAATAACTTCTCGATCGTGAGTGGGTCTCGGATCACGGCAGCGGTGGCTGGAACCTACCAGATCTTGGCCAGTTTGCAGGTTCAAAAGACGGATGGTGGCACAGACGACATCAATTTCTGGATCAAAAAGAATGGTGTCAACGAACCGAACTCTGCTTACAACCTGACTCTCCAAGGAAGCAACGCTGCCCAACTCGGTTACATCAACTGGGTAGTTACTCTGGCCGCTGGGGAGTATGTGGAACTGTGGTGGTACTCTGCTGACGCTAACGCTCGTCTTCTGACCGACCCCGCTGTTGCCCCCTACCCTGCTGTGCCCGCCTCAGGGTTCATTATTCACCCGATGGGCGCCTAACTTATATCACTGGGCACCTTCGGGTGCCCTTTGTTTTTTGCAAAGCAAAATCGGGTAAAAGTTGCTATCGACCGGAAGTAACTTGCAACTCTCAACGATAACAAGAATTGAGCAATACATGTGCGACGCCCTGATCGCGAGTCCGCTGATTCCGATCGGGGTGAATGTTTTGCGCCTTGCAGATGTGATTGATAAAGAGGGGGTAGTTAGTCAGACGAATAATATCGTTGTTCGCTATACGGGTGCCAGCAATACTGTAAAAAATAGAATTCCAATGGTGTTCGAGCGCTCAATGCGATTTGAACTCAATTTTTCTTGCCAGAATTATCTGACTTCTTCAGGTCACGACTTTGCCACCCAGTTGCTAACCGGTGCGTTCATCACCCTAAACGGTGGCGTTCCTAGTGGCGCCTACGTCCAAGTTATTGAACCGTTTGTTTGCGTGAACGAGGATTTCACAGGACTCACGGACCAGTCCCAATACACCTATACTCAGGTCTATCAGCTGATCATTGAAGAGGCGTTGCCATACGTTGCGTTAGATCCGTGTGTCCAGCGTGGTGATTGTCGTCAGCTTTTTCCTGCGTTGGGTGTCGAAGCGAAGTTACCCCTCGGAGGAATCCTTGACAACGCCACCGGCGACATCTACGTTCCGGCATACGACTGTGACGGCCAACCCCCAGAAGACTATGATAAGTGTTATGGGATCCGGTGGAGCAATGAATTGACGCAAAGCGGAAACTGGGTGTTTATCTGTGACCCCGATTGCGTCTTTATGGAAGACCCTCTCGGGCAACCTATCTATCTGCTGTCGAATGACAGTTACACTGAGGATGGTCGTTTGGTAGTAACGGTGTTTGATGCCAATACCAAGCAGCCATTGCGCGAAGTATTCTATTGTAACACGGGTAAGAAATTGGCTCGGTATGCGGTAGAACTCTGGACTGATACAGTGGCAAAAAGTGGGCCTATATCTTCCGCTGCTGGGCTAGATTCTAGCTGGACCCAAAGCATGAACTATGGTGAGTTCGCTGTGGTTCTCGGTGGATTTCAGTTTCTGTATGTGGATCCGCTCAATCCAGACGCTCCCAAGTTGTATCTAGACGGGGGTGCCCTAATTGGTATTCAGACACAAACTTTTATTCAGACACCGAAGGGCCGTTTCTACTTTGTGGCACAGTCCCCTCAAGGAAAGGGGTGGTTGATGGAAGGCACGTTTGAGTTGGCGGAAATCAACTCTCTTTGGAAACTTGGTTGCATCCCCTGCTCGAACGGTCTGGATAATCCCTCCCAACCCTGCTAAGGGTAAAAGAAGGCATCTGCCCCCATTGCGAATGCAGTCCGCTCAGCAACTTTGGCAAAGTTATCACGCTGCGGTGCGAGCGGGCAATACAGACCTTGCAACTCGCATCCTGCAGCAAATTCACAAATTCAAGCGCAATCCCACGCCTCGCGGTGGTTGCGGTAAATGTCGTAGGAGAATGACCTAATGGCTGATTCCAGTGCAAAAGATGCCATTGTAAAACAGAAAGAGTTTCTGGCAGAAGAGGCCCTCAAAGTTGCCAATGAGGCAATTGGCCTTTTGCAGGATCAAATGTCGGAATGCTCGACTCGTGATCTTGTGCAAATCTTTTCCGCCTCAGTCAAAGCGCATCGCGAGATCACAGAGGACATCGTTATTCTCACCGCTAAGGAGGCTCCGTCTGAAGAGTCGCTTGCGCGTGAATACGACGGTAAAGTTGAGGAACTTCTGAAGCGTATCAGCAACTTCTGAGATGAGACCCATAATAACCACAGCAAGCCTGCTAGACGAACACAGCAGCTGGCGAAAATACATTCGTGGCATTCAAGAGCTCATCGTAATGGAGGCTCCGGCATCCATCGTCGAAGAATATAAATATAAAGCGGCGCAAAATTGCTTCCTGGCATTTGCGGACATCATGAAAAAAGGCGATTTGCGTGTAGTCGCATTCCATGAGGTAATTGCATCTGCCTTTGAGGATCTTGCCAATAAGCGCTATAAACGTGTGATTGTATCGTGCCCTCCACGCTCGGGTAAATCGATGCTTGCGTCGATGTTCGTTGCATGGTTGCTAGGAAGAGATCAACAGACACAGCACATTATCGCGTCGTATGGTCAGCAACTTTCTGGAAAATTTCACAAGGACACCATTGGATACTTAAAACATCCGGAATTTAGAAAGATTTTTCCTGATTGGAAAGGGTTCTCCCCGGACTCCAAGTATGACATGCTGGGCGGAGGATACATACTCCCAACTTCCGTTGGCGGCGTATTAACAGGTTTTACGGCAGGCACGACTAACATCACCAGTCCAGGCGTCGGCGCAATGATTGTGGACGACCCGCTGAAGGATTCAACATCGACTGCGGCATTGGAAGCATTGGAGTCATGGTGGGGTGAACAGGCGAGTACGCGCCGCACCAACAACTGGTGCCAAATGGTTATCGCTACCCGATTTCACAGTCATGACCTTCACGGCGTGCTCATGGAGGCTGACGGTATCTACGATCCCGAAGAGAACCCTAACGGATGGCGCTGGGTGAACATTGCTGGTTTAATTGAGACGGCGGAGCAAAAGGCGGATGATCCGCTAGAGCGAGACATCGGCGAATCGCACTGGCCAAGTAACACAGCATTTACAGTAGATATGCTCATGGCGCAGAAGCGAACCATGGGATCATTCGCTTTTTCTGCCCTGTATCAGGGAAACCCCGTTGCGGCAGAAGGTCAAATCATCAAAGATAGCTGGATTACGCGAATTGACTCCAGTCAGTGTCCCGGTTTTGATCTTACCTGGTTGGCGGTGGACTGTGCGTTTTCAGAAAAAGAAATGGCGGATGAAACTGCCATCTGCGTCGCGTCGATCTCTCATCGTTTTCCTGGAAAGGTCTTCATTCGGGAAATGATCACCGGAAGACTAGGATTTCCGGACCTCATTGCAAAGGTAAAACATTTATATTCTTTCTACGATGCTCGTGTGCTCTGCATTGAAAAAGCAGCATCAGGTCAGTCCCTGATTCAAATGCTGAAAAAAGAAGCAAAGATCCCGATTGAAGAAATGAAACCGTTGAAGTCTAAAACGGTACGTCTCCAAGCGGTTGCCCCCCTGATGGAGTTTGCTCGTGTTCAATTTGTTGAGGGAGACTGGATTGATCCTTTTGTAAAGGAACTTACAACGTTCCCATTTGTAAAACATGATGATAGGACGGACGCCTTTACTTGGGCTTTGACGTATTTTTCAATGAAGTTAGATACCGTTGATAGAGGTTTGCAAGACTCTATCATCCAAAATAAACGATTCTTTGGAGAACTCACTCGTCAAGGTTTTGGAAACAACTTGGCATTTCCGAATTTGGCAAGCAAACGTCTTCGTTTATTTCCGGCGGATCACTCCTACAATGATCCTGACTACGACGCCGTCTCAGGCGAAGCGGACCCCCGTTCCTCGTTCGTTCGTGGCATCCGTGGTGGAAAGAGAAATATTGGGTGGGACACAGAGATGTAAGTGGTGATTGGTAACCACCACTCTTATAAAATAAAAGTTGCTGTTGTTTATCCAACAGACTACCATGGCAAATTCCCCAGTGGATCGCAATCCCGAACTCATGCAACAAGAGTTTGGAACCAAAGTTTTGATTACTGATTTAGCGGCGGACCGTTACCTTGAAAAAGCAGCAAAAGAAGACCCAACACAAAAGAAGTTCACCGAATTTTGCGGCAAGCAAAACGGATGGGATGACTACACTGAACGCTGGCACTGAGCACATTCAGTGGTTGCTAGAAAGAGATGCCTGGTGGACCATTTAGGTGGCACCGGGTAAAACTACCTGTAGTTGAGTCAGCCCTCCAATGTCTCAACATTATCTGGACGGAGGTGGTGCCAATGTAGTTTTCATCAAGCACAAAGCGTATGTCTTTCAAATACCCACCGTTGCTATCACCATCTCCACTATGTTATCAAGTAAGGAAAAGCGCAGAACTCGTCGCGCTGAAGCTGCCCAGATGCTAGAACAGTCTTTCCACAAAGGTATGGATGTTCAGCCGCCCAAGTTCCTAACTTGGCGTCAAGAAGAACTCTGGAACTGTTTCAAA